CTCTTCAGGTGTTCCTAATTGTGTACCAACTGAAATATTACCAGGACCATAATCATGTTGTTTTCTACAAAACAATTCATATTGTTCTGTTTGAATCTTTTTGAACTCTTTGGTCATTTCAGGCCATTCTTTTTCCATCTGTTCTACAACTGATTCTGTAAGTCCTTTAGATTTCAATTTAGTACTATCTTTTATAACTTTCATTTTATTCTCCATTTCATCTGCTATATTTTCTGGAACTATCATACGATTTCGTCAATAATTCCATATTTTAAACATTGTTCAGGTGTTAAATAGGTATCATTTCTTTGTATCTTAACCCAAAAATCTACATCCTTTTTTGTAACTTCACCTAAAATTTTATTAATGTTTTTTTGTAATTCTTTTAAATAATCAACACCTCTCATAACATCAGTTGCCTTTCCTATCTCAACTGAAGAACCCTCATGAACCATGACCGTTGAATTTTTTGTCATTGTTCTTTTACCTGTTCCACATGCTAATAATACTGAGGCTGCACTCATACAAGTTCCAACACAATGTGTATTTACTTTAACTGGTAAACTTCTAATATAATCTACCAACCCTAACATCGCATAAACATCACCACCATACGAAGCAATATTTAAATTAATATCTGTATTTGGATTTACTCGTAATAAATAATCAACCCTTGTTATTACTGAATATAAACTATCAATATCAAATTCATAATTCATAAAGGTAGTATTCCTATTAGAGTTTACACCCCACTCCATCTCTTTCATAAAAAATTGTTCTTCTTTTCTGTAACTCATTATTTACTCCATATTTTTTTTAATTGTTTGTCTTCTACACCATATTTCATTATGATTGATGTAACTTGTTCTTTTGTTAATAACTCTAAATACTCTTCTACTTCTCTTGTACTACATTGAAAGTAATCTACTAAATGTTCCATTGCCCATTTCTCAACTTTTGATTTCTTCTTCGATTTAACATACCGAAGAAATGTTCTACCTCTTGGTAATACATCAATATAAAATTGATAAAGATTTTTTGGTTTTATTTCCCAATATTTTTGTATTTCATTTACAACTTGTAACCACTCTGATTTCATACTAAGAAATCGATGAATCATATAATTACTCCATGTTTTTTTATCACCATCAGAAAGTGAATCCCAATACAATGTATTTTGAACATTAGTAATTTGTTTTATGTGGTCGAATAATGATTTTGTTTTCATAATAACCTTTAGATATATATAAATAGTTTAGAAATCTCTGAAACCTTCAAGAAATTTTACTACCCAATCATTTATTTTTACATCAATTAGTAAAGAAATCTTTCTTGTACTTCCACCATTAAATAAAGTATGAATTGTAGAAGTATCAAAATGATACATAACTCCAGGTGGTAATCTATAACATTGAAAATGTCCATCAAATCTTTTTCTAAACTTAGAAAATTCATTTTCATTTTTATCATCAAAAACTTCATGAGTCCATAAATTACTTCCATCATTTAATCCATCTTTTTCATAAAGTAATCTTATATCCTCTGGTATAACATCATAATCTGTATTACATAACCAAACATCATCATTAGTAATAATTGGTATTTGAAATCTAATTATATCTTCTCCTAAATCTCTATCTTCATGTAATCCATATGATGAATATGGTAATCGTTCTTGTAATACAAATCCAACAACCTCTGTTTTAAAACTATCAAATATTTCTTTAAAGTATGGTGTATAATTTAATACACCTCGTAAGGGAACATTATTAACATGGTCTTTATGAGATTCTGCAATCTCATCTATACTTGGTAATGATATTTTATGACCGTGTCCACCATCTTCATATTTGAATCGTTCTTCTACAAATTTTCTATCTGTATTTAACTTTTCAATATCGTAAATGTTTCCTCTTCTCACTTATCTTCCTCAACTACCGCTATAATATCTCTCTCTGCAACAACAAAATATTCTTCACCCTCGTGTTGAACTTCCATTGCAGAAAACTTAGTATATATAATTGTATCATTAACTTTTAATGGCATTTCCATATACTCACCACTATTCATATTTCGTGAACCTGGCCCAACTGCTAAAACTACACCAAGTGCAGTTTGTCCTTGTTCATTGACTGTATCTGGTAATATAATACCACTTTCTGTTTGTTCCTGTCTTTCTGGTTTCTTTACAACCACCCTTGCATCAAAAGGTTTTATCATCATCTTCTCCTTAATATTGACCAGTTAAAGATGTTCTTTTTAGATTAACACTATTTGAACGAATATCCATAGCATCTAAATACATATCTTCAACTTCTTCACTTATCCTCTTATCAAATTTTCCATAAACATTATATCTTCTATCTATATTTAAATCTTCTAAACCTTCTATTTCTAAATAATCTTTAGATACTTCACCAACTTTAATTTTTACTTCTATGTATAAGTGATAATCATCACCTTTTGAATTAAATTTTACATGAGTATCATAAAATACATCATCTAAATTTAAATATGATAAATCATGTTCAAATTTAAATTCTATTCTTGGATTTTTCTTTACATTATGTAATAACCAAACATAGGCCTTTATATCATCCACTATCCCTTGAAAAACTATATCTTCAAATTCTGACTCAGACCATGTAAGTGGTTCTAAAAATTTATTTTTAAATATATCTTTTTCAATAGGTTCTCTATCTCCATCACTATCAAAATCAATTAATTCTATTGGACTATGTACATCTGAAAGACTTGTGTTTTGATTCATGTTATACATATTCATAAGTAATGCATATAAATTTACTCTATTTTTTCTTACAAAAATATTATTTTTATAATCATTACTTACCCAATTTCTAAGTAATTGTTCTGTTTTTGAAATATCAAAAACATCTCTATAAACATCAAGTGGTGTATTTTCAATCACATCGATATTTTGCATCAAATAAATTCTTCCCTTACTCTGAAAATAATTTCGTATTTCATATAAAAAATACATCCCACATAAAAAATCTATATGATTTTCTTTTGGAAAACCAGGTATTAAATTTGCATCAAATCTTAAATCATTATCCGAACACGCCTTCAATGTAGTTTTAACTAAATCAGGAGTTTGTCTTTTTTCCATTAAACCTAATATTTTAGCAACTCCACTTTCCATTCCAATACACAAATACTCTACACCTGATTGTTTTGCCTTTTTAAGAAGTTCTGTTGTCATTTTTTTATGTGTTCTAAAATAACCACCCCATTTAATATCCTTATTCATCGTTCCTTTTTTAATATTCTCATTTATAGAATCTATCATATTTTCAAATAATCTCATAGAACCATTTATCAATGAGTCTGTAAAAAAGAAACTATTACTACCATAAGAAGTTGATAGTTCTTTCATATCACTAATAATTTTTTTGGGATGTTTATATCTATACAATCGAGTTTCTGCACAAAATGTACATTTAAAGGTACATCCTCTTGAACCTTGAACGGGAAGTTTATATGAACTTAATTTTTCTTCTTTTAATTCTTCATACCCTTTAATTGTATCCTTATCAAATACTGGAGGTTCTAATATATTAATATTTACTGGAACTGGTCTTCCACCATAAATAGGTGTTCTTCCACTCCTACCCTTTTTCATAATTGTTGGAAATGAAGGTCTCATTTTATCCCATCTCCAAACACCCTTTACATTTTCATAGTGTCCATCTCTTTCCAAACATTTTGCAAGGTCAACAATTATATTTTCCCCTTCATTATCTGAACATCCTATATCTACAAATTCTCTGTGCCACATTTCATTACCAACTTTAACACCAATATCTTTAGTTTTTACTGCCTCAACCAATCCACCATTTTCTCCATACCAACAATGAGGTCCACCATACCAAATATGAATATCAGGTTTTAATTCTCGTAAATACCTTGCAAAATAATCAGTAACCATTATGTTTGATTCATATATTGTAAAACTAACTACATCAAATTCAGAAAGTTCTTCGATTAATTCTTTCCAATAAGATTCAAACTTTGGTAAAATATCATCTCTAAAAAAGTTTTTTGTTGTCCATGGCTCAATAATTCCCCACTTACCTTCACCAATTTGTTTATGACCATTTTTTCTCAACCAAAGAGAACCCATCATATTGATATCATATTGTTTTACATCAAAACCATTTTCCCTCAATGCACGAGTTAAATTTCCTAAGGCAAATGGTGGTGATACTAATGACCATTGTGGACATAAACACATTGCTATTTTCATTTTTTAAACACCTTAACATCTAAACATTGTGGACATTTATGACAAACTTCATCACCTTGTGGTTCTCTACACCACCAAACATTATCTTGTAATTCTTTTGATAAACCATTCCAAATTTCTTCTTTGGTCATTCCTCGTGTTGGAAAATAACTTAAAGTTGCTTTATGATTTGTATAAGTATTATTAATGTAAGCTGATGCAGCCAACATCTCAATTGATATACATTGTTCGTAAGATTGGTTATATCTCTCTCCATCTATCTCATTTTCTGTTTTATTAACTGCAACATACATGGTGTCATACTCTTCTTTGTATGCAATTCTAATAACATCAACAAGAGAAATCCAAGAATCACCCATCATACTAAGATATTGAGTTGATTCAGTATATTTAAAGGGTCTAACTTTTTGTAACATTGGTTCTAAAATTTTAACAGCCTGTAATTGTTTATCCATCATAGTACCACGATTTAATAATTTCACATGGTGGGCATGAACTTCGTAATCTGTATCCTTTAATAAATGATACAATACATAAGTGGAATCTATTCCACCACTCCACGATACTATTACTTTTTTTACCAATTTAGTTCCTCACCTTTTGTCCAAGTTAATAATGTACTTCTCGAACCCTTTGTTACTGGAGTAATTCTATGATGATAAATAATTGGAAAAACTATACCAACTCCAACTTCTTGTTTTATTTTCAGTTTCTCTCCTGTGAAAAATTCTAAATCACCACCCTCACAATCTAAACTAAGTGGAATTGTAACTCCTAATCTACGATTTGTAATTAAGGTATCAGTATGCCAATCAAATTCCTCACCAATATTATATGTTCTAATTCCAATATAATCAACTAACCCTTGATATTGACAACCAAAATGTTTTTCATTAATGATTGATAAATAAGTTTCAATTCTATTTCTTACCCAAGTATCATCATTTAAAAATTTTACTGGATAATTTCCATACACATTTGCCTCATCACTATCTTTTGTAACCAATCGATAATCTAAATTTAATATCTTTTCACATTCTTCTTTTGAAAAAATTCTTTGTTGTATTATAGATAGATTATACAAAATGGTCACCAATAAATAGTTCTTGTATTACATATCGTTTACCTTTACTAACTGGAACAACATTATGACAAAGAAATGCAGGAAATAATGTTAATGAACCTTTTAATTTGTTCATTGAATACCACTCTTTTGTATCTTTATCTTGAATACCAAATTGAACATCTCCACCCTCATATTCACTCGGGTCTGTAAGTTGTATAATCCCTACAAGTTTTCTAACTGAACAATGTCCAGCATTAAAATCTGTATGCCATCCGTAAAATCCACCATCTTGATATTCTATTAATTTCAGTTCATTATCACAACCTTTAATCTCAAAATGAAAAACTTTATCATTTACAATATTTGCCATTTGAAACATTTTATCTTGTAACCATTTCCAATCTTTATTGGTTTTATCTGGTCTTGCTTCATTTGTAGGTTGGTCACACAAATACCATTCTTGTGTTTTTCTAATCTCTGGTATGATTGCATTTTTTCCATCTTCACCACCTACTCCACCATCAACCACTTGTTCAGATTCTATTATATCTTTTATTAATTCATCACATCTTTTATCTGAAATAAAATTTGGTATTTGAACTGAATATAAAAAATCATTATTTTGTTTATACAAAAGTATCTCCTTCCATCCAGGTAATTATTGAATATCTTGTTCCTTTTGTAATTGGTGTAACTCTATGTGATAGAAATGAAGGAAATATAATTAATGTTCCTTGTTTTTTATTTCCTTTTATCAAATCATCTCCAGTAGTATCTGTTATACCAAATTCAAAATCTCCACCTTCATATTCATTTTCATCTGATAATTGAATAATTGCTGTTAATTTTCTATTTGAAGTTTCACTTCTTCCAATATCAGTATGCCAATTATAATTACCACCTATTCCGTATTTTAAAAATCTTAAAGTATCTATACTTTCTATACTATAATTATAATATTGTTCGTTTGCAACTTTAATTGCACCATTTAATTTTTTGAAAAGATTCTCATCATGAAAATCTATATTAAGAGTTTTTCGAATATTTTTATTTATTATGTTTCCTGAGTAATCTCCTGCCAGATTGGCATCTACTAACTCATCAGTATCAAGAGATTTTATTAAATTAAGACATTCTTTTTGAGTTAAATAATTCTCTCTATATACAACGAATTGAAACCTATCATTTTTTTTCATCTATCCTCTGATTATTCTTTACCAGGTATATTATGAACTAATATATCACTTTGGAAATATGTATCAATATCCTCAACATCTAATGCGTAAAATGTTTCTGAACCTGTTATTGCGGCTTTTGATGTAATTTCTACTTCATCTTCTGAAGAATTTAAAAAGTAATCACCATTTGAAATCTCACTTACTTTTTTCCATCCCCAAGTACCACTTGATTTCACAAAATATTTTGCACTTTCATACTTAATTTGAGTAGTTGCTGGAACTTTAATACTTCCATTAACTAAATAATATCCATAGTTCTCAAAAGATTTTATACTTAAAACAACTGAACCTGATAATGAACCAGTTAAACTTGAAGTTGTATAATCAACCCACATTCCACCTGCAGAATCATCAGTCATTCCAGATGGTAGAAATGATTTTACAACATCACCAACTTGAACATCTTGAACTTGTTTCGTTGAACCATCATACATATGAATTACACTTCCACTTGCTGTAGTTGCCTGGCCAGTTGGTTTGAAATTCCAATCCTCACTTCCTGAAAGAAGGAATTCTGGAGTGGTATTGTTATCAAGATGGTCTAACATAATGTGTCCTGTTGGAGTCATTAAAAAATAAAATTTATTTTGATGTAAATAAGCTTTACCATCTCTATAACTACCACTTGATACAATATATGATTCAGTCAATGAACCACTATCTATTGCATTTTGATAAGTTGTAGTTCCAGATTGATATTTTCTAAATTTAATTTGATTTTCACCTATACTTCCATGTGCAGTTGGAATTTTTATAACATACTCTGGAAATTTTGAACTTGCTGTAAAAGATGAAGTATTGAATAAAGGAACTAAACTTGCACTCTCTGGAGATGCATCTAATACACTTCTAAATTTTGATTTATCAAATGAACTTGATACAATATCATATAAGTTATCATCACTATACCAAGGCGTTTGCATAAATAAATGAAAACTTCCTGTATAATCATCATCTCCTCTTTGAGAAAAATAAGTGTGTGATACATTATCTTGATACTCAAAATTAACTGGAATATCATGTCTTGCAAAACTCTCACTAATTTTAGTTTGTTGAAATGTTGATGGATTTGTTTTTAAATGACTTGTACCATAAACATAAGCTGTATTACAACTTTGAGATACGGCATAATCGGATATTAAATTAAACATTGTTTGTTGTTTTGATAAACTACCAAAAATACCTACATTTGTATTCATTTCATTAAAGTAGATATCATCGGAACCTGTTTCTTTAATATAATCAACACCTGCCATAATACCAATATGAGTATTATTTGGCCAACCACCGGCACTACCTGTGATATAATTTAATAAATTTTCTGCTTTACTTTGAATTGACATAATCTATATCCTTAATTAACATTC